TTACTCTTGCTGGCAAACTCGCCTTTACAGGGAAGGTTACGACACGGCAAGTTTTTGTTGATGCGCGTCGTCATCATATTGAGATACAATGCGCCAACAATTTGAAGATGGCAATATCGAGTGTCATTTCTAAGACCGGTGAATGGAAGAACAAAGAGCCAGAACAAATCATAAGAGACGTTTTAAAGCCGCTTGGTATCAATTTAAAAATTGAAGGTGGGCCGCTTCCAAAATTTAAAATTCCGCGCTATTCGGCCACACCGGGAGAATCAGTTCATGACTTCATCGATGTGTTGACACGGCAGCTTGGAAGAGATAGTAAAATTGGAATTGCCCATACTGCGAATGTTCAAGGTGACTTTGTTATTTTGACTGGACCAAAAAGTGGTGCAGGTGATTCATTGATTGAAGGTCAAAATATGTTAGAGGGTCGTGAAGTTATTTACGATCCATATCAGGCGGGTGGTGTCCCGTCTCCTAATCAAGGTCCTGGGACGGATGAGCAGCATGGGTCGAAAGTTTCGCATGAACCGTTTGCTGGAAAACCTTTCGAGACGTATGGGCAGAAATATGTTCCGAGTGTTGTTGTTCCGGAGATACCTTATTTTCATAAGGACTTGTTACAAGGCCGTGCAACATCAGAGAGCAATTGGGTAACAGAGTCATATGTTACAGTTTACGGGACAGTGTATGGTTGGTTAAGACCGTCCGGAGGTCTGTGGGATGTAGGACAGTATGTAACTGTTCAGTCGCCTATGCTGGTTATGAATAACATTCCTCTTATCCTCAAGAGCGTTACATTCAGTCAGGATAATTCGACTGGAACAAGAAGCGTCCTTGAGCTGGTGAATAACAAAGCTCTTGGAGAAGGTGTACCGAGGCCAAATCAATGACAGTACGCACAACACTCGCTCACGCTACACGTCAAGCTCGAATGGGAACAGCACGGGCTACGATCCGTGAAGTGGACGATGATCATTTGATGCAAGAAGTTAAGAAGGCAGACGTTTATCATAGTGAGACGCCATCTGATTTTGAGAGATGGCAAATGGTTGGTATGACCTCTGTACCGATTAAACAAGAGGAGGATCCAAACCAAAAACAGATCAAGGAAGAAAATCCAACTGAGGATGGTGATTGGAATCATAACCAGCCGAAGGGACCGGCTGCAGAAGCATTGATGATCTATGTTGGTGGGTCACGATCGCATCCAGTTGCGTTGATCGATGATAGGCGCGTGCGACCTTATGGAATGAGCGAGGGAGAAGCTGCTAACTATGCGCCAGATGGTTCTGAGCAAATGGTTTTGTTTAAGGAAAATGGAACCTACATCGTATCCCTTGACGGTAAGTCAGTGAAGGATCCCAAGAGCGACAAGACACGTTTTGTCAGTTTGCGTCATGTCAATAAGAAGATGCAGACGCACAAGATTGAGAAGAAGCAAGGTGGGCAATCGGGGAATGGATCGACTGGCGTACAAGCTCTAGAAGGAAGCGGTGGTGGTACTGGTCAGCAACAACAGCAGGAAAAATATAAGCACGAGGGCGATAGCGTAAACACCGAGGTCCGTTGCGACAAGAACCGAATTGAATTTTATAATGGCGACAAGCTTGTCGGTTTTTACGACAAGGGTGCCAACAAGTGGGAATTGTTTGAGGTCGGTGGCAATCTGAAACTGATCATTGATGGTAGCAAAATTATCGGACAATATCAGGATAGTAAAAAATCATTCCGTGTCGATAGCACACATGCGCATATAAAATTTGGCGACAATGCTATTTTCGTAGATGATGGTGGTTGCTGGTCAACTATGGCAATCGACATCAAGCCAGATAACTGTTCCTGATATGGCAACAATTCAAGAAGTCTCTCCTGCTCCATGGCGCATGCAGATGCTACCGGCTTCCTATGCCGGTGTACAATATCACGTTGAGCAACAGGCGCGCAGCGGTGGTAGACGGGTTGTGCTTCATGAATATCCTAAGCGGGATATTCCCTATGCCGAGGACATGGGAAGGGCGGCAACCCGTTATCAGATCACTGGCTATCTCATAGGTCCCGATTATAACACGCGCAAACGGGCGTTGATGCGGGCACTTGATAGTGCGGATGGCGCCTCTCTTGTTGACCCTTATTTGGCTGAGCCGAAAAAATGTTTGTGTGAACGTTACAATGTTACAGAGACGCGGGAGCGGGGTGGCTATTGTACGTTTGAAATGACATTTGTCGAAGTCGGCTCTCCAGGCAATACGCCAGAGCAGGAGAATACGAAAAGCAAGGTACAAGATGCATCGCAAAGCGCAGGTGCCGATGCTGCTCAAACTGCTAACGATCAAGCTGCTATGATAGATCAGGGCGCAACACCGTGAAAAAATCTGAACGCGCTGAGTCTCTTGAAATTTCAACTAGGCTGATGACTGAACTGGTCAGCTTTCCTATTTCGTCTGTTGGAAATGAAGGAGCCGATTTACGTTCAGCTGTAGGAAAATTTTTAAGTAATTTTTCTCAATTGATAGTCGATCATACAATTGGTACCGAATTGTTTGCCTGTTTTGAACAGGCACGTGATGCCGGTGCTACTATTAAATCTATGAACAATGTACGGGCTGCTATGCTAAAGGAGGTCCCGGCTTTTCCGTTTGGCTTGTCCATCGTGAACGCGGCTATCATTTTTTCCTTCATTGAACAATCGCAAATCATTACTGAGATTGAATTCAAAAGTCGTGGCGAAGCGTCTATGATTATGGATGAGATGGCGCTGGTCATTGAAGAGATTAAAGTGAATAAAGCTGATTCATTTGTATCGAAAGACTATCAGAATTTTGTTGGCCTAGCAGCCTTGCTGATTCAGCATTTGTCCGCTACAGAGCGTCAACTGCCACGTGTCGTTAATTACAGCTTCCCAATTCGCCTTCCGGCCTTGATGCTATCAAATCGGATTTATGGTGTCGGATCGAGGAGTGATGAATTGGCAGAAGAGAACAAGACAGTTCACCCAGCTTTCATGCAGCGTGACATCATCGCCTTGAGTTCATAAATGTCAGATGTTCGAATAATTAATGTAACCAATTTGGATGGCATTTGGGCCGACTGGCTTCTGAAGCCGGATGCCACACTTGATGAGACGGAGGAGCTAGTCAATATTGTCAAGGTGGCTCTTCTCACCTACGCACTGGCAGATGTCGAAGACATCTTACCAAATCCGGATAGCACAGACCGTTGTGGATGGTGGGGAGACTTGGACGCTGAAACAATATGGGATGGCTGGCCGATTGGTGCGAAGCTCTGGCTGTTGAAGCGGAGTAAGATTACACCAGCAGAGGCAAGAGAAGGTTCAACATTGGCGCGGGCTGAGCAATACTGCCGGACGGCTTTACAGCCGTTGATTGAAAAACGAATATGTTCCAATTTTGATGTCACAGCAACAAGAGGCAGTATCGAGCGCATCAATGTTCTTGTGACGATCTATCGAGGCGCAGCCCGCAAGATCGAGCTACGCTTTCAAAATCTCTGGGACGAAATTACAATCAAAGGGGACTGAACTTTGCCGTGGACAACTCCAACTCTCCGCGCAGTCCGCGAGACGGTTCGCGGTGAGGTCACCACAAGTCTTGGTCGGGCCTCATTTATCGGAAACAGCGTGCTGCGTGTCATGGCCGATGCTATGGCTGCGGTCTGCCATTTGACGTTACGTTATATTGATTGGCTTTCATTTCAGTTTCTGCCAGATACTGCAGAACACGAATGGCTTGACCGTCACGGTGACATCTGGCTTGTGAATGCTGATGGTAGCACCGGACGTAAGGTTGCCACTTTCGCTTCTGGTAGTGTTACGGTATTTGGTGATCAGGGAACAATTGTTCCAGCTGGTACTCGTATGACCGGAAGCGATGACTGGCCATATGAAACAACTCAACAGTTTTTTGCGAATGGTGATGTGGGCATAACAGTTACGGTGCGGGCACTAAATCCGGGGGCAGGTGGCAATAAGGACCTCGGTGATATTTTATCAATCGAGGACATAATCATCGGTGTTACGAATGAGGCACCTGTCATATCAATTGATGGCGGAGTGAATGCAGAAACTGATAACCAACTCCGTGAGCGCGTGTTGCGTCGTATTCAGCAGCCGCCAATGGGAGGTGCTGCCTATGATTATGAGGCGTGGGCACTGGCAGTACCGGGAGTGACGCGGGCTTGGGCAGCGAGCGAGATGGGTATTGGTACGGTGACGGTGCGCTTCATGATGGACGACATGCGCGCTGACAACGATGGTATTCCAACTCAGGAGGATATTGATGCTGTTGAAATTTACATTAATGGAAAGCGTCCGGTTGCCGTTAAGGACACGTTTGTAGTCGCTCCGGTCAAGCAGGAAATAACTTGCATCATTGATGAGCTTGTTCCTGACACTGAGAGCGTGCGGGCTGAGATTGAACAGAGCCTAAATGCTATGTTGCGTAATCTTGCTGCACCTGGCCAGACAATCTTTGCGGCTTGGAAGAGTTATGCAATTATGAATACGACTAGCGTTGTATCGTTTCATTTAGCGAACAACGATGATGACGTGATGCAGTCGGTCGGTCATATAGGAATTTTGGGAAGCGTCATTTATGACTGACTACGACAAGCATGTCCGTCGCAAGGGTAAAGATTATGTAGAGGCGTTGCTTGCCCTACTACCACAGGGTGAGGCATGGCCACGCTTTCCGGAGAGTACATTAGTCCGCACGCTTACTGGCCTGTGTGAGTATTGGGGCTTCGTTGATGGACGCGCAGCTGATCTGTTAGAGATTGAAACTGATCCGCGTAAATCAACTGAGATGTTTACGGATTGGGAACGTAATTGGGGTTTGCCTGATCCTTGTTTCTTTGGTACGCAGCAGACGATGGCTGACCGCCGTCGCATACTGATGCTAAAGATGACGTTGCTCGGTGGCCAAAGCCGCGAATTTTTTATCAAGATTATGTCGTGGCTTGGTTATGAAATTACTATCAAGGAGTATGCTCCTTATATGTGCGGGGTGTCAAAAGTCGGTGACACTTCGCAAGATGAAGCTGCTTCTGGTGGCGTGCCCGGTAGCATGCGTTGGTATCTTGGTCCACCAGAGATGAGATTTTATTGGTCCATCGGAGTTGGCCAAATCAGATTGACTTGGTTCAGGACAGGTCCGATTGGTGGCGAGGTTGGCGTTGATCCGCATCTAATAATTGGCATGGCGGGAGAAGTGCCGTGTCTGTTGGAGCGTATCAAGCCGGCACATACGCAAATCGTTTTCGACTATTCTAGCCTGCAGCTTGGCGGGCCAATGGCAGGTACACCATAAGGGGAATTAGATGCGATATCATCAACCATACGGCGTTCAAGATGCTGATGCTCCATACATCAATGGAGATCCAAGTTTAGGTCGGCAAGGCTCGATCATCCCGGCAGAAGCAGTCGAGTATCCGCAGCGTGAAATTGTCTCGGCTATCGAAGCTGCGAAGATGACGCCTGATGACGCTAGTCTCTCGCAGCTTCTGTACGCGATGCGTAGCCAGCGGATGAACTACGCTCTGGCAATTAATAGTGCGCCAAACGCTGTTGCTGTCGAGTTTGATCCGCCAATTGCGAACACGATGACACCGGGAATGCCGCTGCGTATCAAAGGCGCGGTGAACAATACCGGTCCAACAACGCTTGTTGTAGATGGCGACAGCCATGCGTTGCGCTATGCGACTGGCGCGGAATTGTTGGCCGATGATATTAAGGCTGGTGTGATCTTTGAGGCGATCTGGAATGATGCTGGCTATTGGGAGTTCAATCCATACGCGAGCGGTGCGGCTGGTGGTGGCACCACAACCAACACGTTCGTCAATATTCCTTATGTCAATGATACTGGTACGCCTAATTCTCTTGTCGCAAACTTTGTTCCGGCTATTACAGCGTTGGTCGCTGGTACAACTATCGAGGTGCGGCTTGCCAACGATATTACAGGAGCATCACAGATCAAGGTGAACACTCTTGCGCCTGTACCAATAGTGCGTGGCAATGGCGCTCCATTACAATCTGGAGATGCTGCGACTGGGCAGATCATGCTGTTGATCTATTCCGCTGCGCAAGGTGCGTTCCAGTTCTTCGGCCTGATTCCAAAACCAGCTTCTGGCCTTGGTCCGGTTGGCAGTATCATTTTGACGTCTGGCAATGTAGCCTTCCCTGGTACCTTGAAACTGAACGGTGCGATCCTGCCACGCTCGGCGCATCCGCAACTTTATGCGTTCGCTGCCGCGTCCGGACGCATCGCGGCTGATTCTGATTGGACAAATCCGGCCAACCGGTACTGGACAAGTTTCTCGTATGGTGACGGTTCAACAACTTTCCGGTTGCCGGATTTTCGCGGCGAGTTCATGCGGTTTTGGGACGATGCGCGTGGCGTCGATTCAGGACGTCAGTTGTATCAGCAGCAAAACTCGCAGACCGGCGAAATTATCGGAGCCGGTTCGATGGCCGTTTCCAATATCATTTGGGATCCAAGCAAAGCACCGCCATTTGCAATGTTTACCAATCCGAACGTCAGCGGCCTTGCACACGCCTTGGACAG